AAACACCAACATTCGGGCCGTGTGCAAGAACACAGTCATGATGGGTATGCGAGATGCAGAACGGGTGTTCCGTGCCCGACACACAGCCAACGCCGACACGGCAATCGACGACGCACAGAAAGTGTTGGAGATCAGCACCGAATGGGCGAAGCAGTTCAAGATCACCGCAGAGCAGATGCTCGCAATCCCCACACCGGGATCATCGGGACGTATCGACCGGGTACTCAACACCGTGTTCCCAGAGAAGTCCGGTGAAACGGATCGGCAGAAGAACAACCGTTTGGAGATCCACTCTCTTGTTCGTGGGATCTACGGAAACTCTCGGAACTCAGCGAACTACGGTGAGAACGGCTGGTCCCTTTACAACTCGGTGGTCGAATACTTGGATCACTATCGGGATGCAAAGCCTGATGAGCGTGCCCTCACCTCAATGGATGAGAACTCTTGGGTGACCAAGACCAAGTTGGCTACTCAGTCGGCGGTACTGGCACTCGCCTGACCGCATCTCTGAGCACGCGAAAAGGCCCGGTTCCGCAGGTGTGGGACCGGGCCTTTTCTATTGGCTTTTTGAAGTGCGACCGTTACTGTCACTAACGGCTGATCTGATGATACAGCGTCAGTTCATGATCGCTTTTGGTTAGAGCCAGCCGAATTTACGGCTACACCCCGGCCAAGCGCCCCACCCGGATGAGGCAAGGACTTTCTCCGCCACGATGATTTGTTGTTCCCGTGAGGCTTCCCATGGGTGCGGTGCGAACTCGCCACCGCCGAATGACAGCCACGTTGAGTAACTGCGTTGGTGCATGAATTGGAGTCCGCCACCAAACCCGTTGCCGGTGTTGGTTGCCCAGTTGCCTCCTGCTTCACACTTTGCCAACTGATCCCATCGACTGCCAGTCCCGGGATCGTGGTTTGCGACAGATGTTGCACTTGCGCGTGTCGCTGCTTGTGCTGCTGCCGCTGCTTGTTCCGCTTGTTGCTTTTCGACTTCGGCAGCGTGTTCGCCAACTGCTTGTGCGATTGCTGCTTCCGCTGATGCAACGTCGGGTGCTGTAATAACAATCGTCGTTTCCGGCGACGCTATTTGTTCGTTAGTAGTTCCAGTTTCTTGTGCCATCGCAACTGTTGTTGCGGTTGTGATGACGATTGCTGCAAGGATGAATACCAACAGTTTGCTGCGCATTCATTTCTCCTGTCTCTCGGTCGGGTATGTCAGTACGTTATTTTTGGTACTGAATAGTTTACCCCAGAACCCGGAAGTGTTGCGATTCGATTACAGAAACGTCAGATTCGCTCTTGTGGGAAGTTGTTGCCGCACGGTAAGTGTGCGAACACTTCGTCGTAACTTCTGACACAGCATTTCGTGCATTCGAGGACGTCGCCGTCGAATCGCCAGTCGTGCGTTAGGAAGTTTTGTGCCTTAGTTTTTTCTTCGATCGTGAATGCCACGACGATTCCTTTCGGTAGTAGGTACTACAGATACTAATAGATCTATCCAGTCTTGTCAAGTCCCAACTGAACATACTTTCCGACAAGAGTGCGTGCCATGTCAACCTTTCCCGCTTCACCGCCCTCGGTAGCAGCATTCACAACAGAACGCTTTGACTGCACAACATCATAGATTTCCTCATCAACAGTTCCAGCAGCGAGAAGATACGTCGCAGTCACCGAACCCAACTGACCAATCCGATGACAACGAGAATACGTTTGATCAACATCAGCCGGAGTCCACGGCAACTCAGCAAACAACACATCCTGAGCAGCCGTCAACGTGTGACCCGTCTTCGCAGCCTGAATCGAAAGAACAATCACCGGGGCTGACGTCACATCTTCGTTCATGAAACGTGCCTTGTGCGCTTCCACTTCAGCCACGTCTTGTCCACCCTGAATCTTCAGTCCACCGAACCTGCGTGCAAGTTCATCAACAATCTCTCGGTGATGTGCAGCAATAACAACTTTGCGTCCCTCACCGTTTACCTGTTCCACCCACTCGGTGATCACGCCCATCTTTGCTTTAGCGGCAAGGCGACGCAACACACTCAACCGAACCAAATGTTCGTTGGATTCAGCGGCCATGCGCGCGCGTACCTGTGCAGACTTGACCGACATTCCAAGTTCGAGTGCGATTTCTGTGGCACGTTCCATCAGCCACTTGATGATGTCTTCCTCTGCTTTGCGGTACTCGCCCATCGGTCCCGCATCACCCGCAACCACGAGTGGTGCGTGCATCACGGGCGGCAGATCCTTCAGCACTTGTTCTTTGACGCGACGCACATAACATGTTGATCTCAGTTTGTTGTTGAGTTCATCCAAGTTTGAGTTGCCGTCGATGTGCCATTTGCCCCATTTATCTCGGAACGCTGCACAGTATCTGCGATAGAAACCCCACTTGCCGCCGAAGTCTTGAAGGCGACCAAGAAGTTCGAGTTGTGCTGCGTATTCGGCTGGGCGGTTCGTGATCGGTGTTCCGGTGAGCGCAAGAACGAGTCCGTCTGTCGGGACTGTCTTCGCTACTTTGATTGCAGCCTTCGTGCGTTGAGCGTCATAGGTCTTTGCGTAATGTGATTCGTCCGCAATCATTGCTTGATGGCCCTTGACATTCTCAGCCCAATGTGCTATGTTGCTCCAACCAAGGACGACTACGTCGTATGACCCTGCATCAGGGAACGACTTTCGGTCCGTAACTACAGCAACTCTGCGTTCAGGTAGCCACTTTCCGTACTCGGCCTTCCAGTTCAGAACCAGACTTGGTGGACAGACAACAACTGCTGGGTATGCCTCGGCAAGTTCCACAGCCGCAATCGACTGAATGGTTTTACCCAAACCCATGTCATCTGCGATGAAACATCTCTTTGCGTCAATCGCATACGACACACCCGCTTTCTGGTATGGCAGAAGCGGAAGTCCCGCAACATCCATGTCCGCATCAGTCGCACGGGATGCTTCGATCAACGCTTCAGCACGATCAGCAACTTCGGTTGCATAGTCCACGAGATCGTGGGGAATAGTAAGGTCGAACTGTTGGCAGAACTCCATCGCTTCGGTAATGGATGTGATGGGTGATCGCCATGCTTTGGTTTTCGGGTCCCAAGTGATGCCGGGAATGTGTTTAACTTCCCGCACTCTTACTGGGTCGTATGGGAATCCGAGCCAGATCCAGTCTTCGTCGTATCGAACTCCGCCGTGATCTGCGTTTCGTTCTGGTAGTTCGAGGAACTCTACGTCTGGTGAGATCCACATTTGATTGTTGGTAGCGAACTCTCGGATTTCTTCGAGGCTCGCCACCGGGACTCTCCAGACACGCGCAAGTCGATCCCACTTTGCTCCGGGGATGCGTTTGATCTGGGCGACTGCTTCTGGTTCGTAGTCGAAGATGACGGCGAGATGGTCGTCGGCTAGTAAGACTTGTCCGTCACTCATTTACTACTTCTTACTACTTCCAATCCATTTGTCAACCTCGTTGCGAAGTTTCTTTGGCATGGGTTTCGCTGCCGGTGTTTTGAGGAACTCACGCACTTTTTGTTCCGAGGCGAGTGATCCGAATGATCCGATCGCTGACCGAAACTCAATTAGATTTGTGGGAAGATTCCACGCGTTGGAAACAATCCAATCGTCGCCGGGAAGTTCAACGGTTCGCTTGATTTGCTTCATCCTCGCTGCTCCTCATACCAGAGATCGTAAAGGGCGTCAGTTCGGTCTTGGGGGGAAAGCCCCGCAATGAACCTTTTCGCTTCTGGACTCAGGGATGCAAGATACTTCTCTTCATCGAACTCTTCAACTCCGTAGTCCTCAATATCATCAACGGTGATGCTTGCGATTTCGGGATAGTTCTTAAGGGGATTCAATCTGGTCTCCCAAGTAACACTTACCATGTCATCCTTGCCGCCGAACACTACGACTTCGCTTTCTCCAAGACATCCGATTCCAGATCCGGGTGTGGCAGCGATCCGTTCCACCGGGACCGTTGTTTCAAAAAGGGCGGCATTGGGTAGGCCGCTTTCCCACATGAACTCTTCAGCGATCTTCTTGTCGCTACTGAATGAGGAAAGTGATCGAAGTGAAACCGGTGCTTCTGGGATTGGGGGTTCTTCATCTGGCCCAAGAATGACTGCCCGGGCAATCATTGACTCAAAGTTTTTCGGATTGTAAACATCATCTTCCTTTACATCATCAAATCCGAAACCAATGCCACGGTAAACGCGAACGTTTTTGATTCCCGCATCAGCAAACATTTTTTGGGTTTCTTCGTACATAGCCCCGACGAACTGTTCTGCTATCTCGCGTCCATCGGCTGTTCCCCAAGTATTTGTTGGTGGAATGTCCCATTCTTCGGTTTCAAGTCCAAACCTCTTGCGTGCGGCGTTTTGCAATGCGCGTTGAGAAGGGTCACGAATCATTGATGATGATGCTGCCCATTGATGGACAAGCCAGTTTGCTGCTGCTTCAGAAAATAGTTCGTCGTAACGTGGATCGCTTGGATCCACTTCCCTGAAGCCGACAATCTGTTCGGTGTCAACATCTTTCGATTGATCAGAAAACATGAGAGTCCCGTTGTCACCAACAACGAGTTTTCGGTTGCCAAAGGTTTTTTTGAAGTCAACTCCATTGGCACGCATTCGCTTGGCAAGTTTGTGTGCAACGGCGATCTTGGTGTCTCGGGTTTCGATCTCCCAGTCATCAAGGTCTCTCATCGAATCGCTACTGCGGTCAATGTTTACTGTGGCGGTGGAACCATCAGGGAGTTTAACTTTTACCTCTAAATCCCAAAAGTCTTCTGGAAGATCCGATTCCGCATGATTCATAACCAGATCTTTGAAGTCTTTTTTGGATAGATCCATACCTTCGACGGTGGGGCTCAGCGGGGCTTTCACTTCTTTTGCGTCAGGCTCGGCGGTTTCGACGAGTGGTTCATCGGTTTTAGCGACAGCCCGTTCGTAATTAGCCAAATCTGACTGATATTGCTTAAGTGCTACCTCGTACTCTTTACGGTCAGCGTTGTACTTCTTCGTAGCCTCGTCAAACAGTTCCTTCTGCTTGGCGGCATCAAAGATGTCTGGGCTCGAATCGTTATCCCCAGCCCAGCCCATCGCTTTCTGGAGAACAAGAGCCGCAGCCTCGGAATCTGCATCAGCGGTATGGGCGGCATCGCCCAGATCCACATCAAAGAAATCAGCGAGAGACCCCAGAGTGTGTCGTTCTGGGCCAGAGTCCCCGTCGCCCTTCGGGACTGCGGAACGCAACAACATCAACGTGTCGATAGATCCAGACGGTTTGTAGTCAATGTCGGCATCCTTCATCATTCGGTCAAGAATCTCCCCGTCGTAGGGAAGGTTGTGGGCCACGATGATGCGTTCGCCTAAGAACTTGGCCAACTGACGATGGGCTTCGGCTAGATCTGCTTGCCCTTCAAGCCATTCGTCGGTGAGTGGGTTGCCGTCTTTGTCCTTCAAGTTCTCTTTCGACCAGTCGGAAAGAGGGCGTTGCGGGTTGGTGAAAACGTTGAATCGTTCGACGATCTTTCCGTCTCTGATCCTGACAGCCCCAATCTGCACTGGGATGTTGCCGTCCTGAAGACCAGTCGTTTCGTAATCAAATACGACATAGCCTTCTTCGTTCAAGAGTTCCATGAACTTTTTGAAGTCGTCGTCCGCTTCGTCGGCAAGTTCCTGCGCTCGGCCAGACAGCGGAGGCGGAGAAGGCTTGAACGGGCTGCGGGGCTTTTCTGGTTTTTCCAGTTCGGGTCGGTCTGCGGATGCGAGTGTGACTCCGGGTGACAACGCGATGTCGTCGACGACTGGAGTTTCTTTTGGTTTCTTCGCTTTAGGAGTTTTCGGTTCTGGTGCTTCAGGTACTTCAGGTATTTCAGGTTCTGGTGGTGTTGTGGCGGCACGGTATTGCTCACGAGTGCTTGGTAAGCCCCGCTCTTTGAGGGAGCGTGCGCCATGGTCGGCTAGTGGTGTTTCTTTCTTCGGTTTGGCGGGTTTCTTCGCCGCAGCCTTCTTCGCTGGTTTCTCTGGAGTCAGCGCTTCTGGGGGCTTGACACTTGGACGTACCTCTGGTATAGTGCTGCCACCAATGGTTCCGGCTCGTCTACCTTCATAGGTCGGCTTGTAGTCAATGTCATTGCCATCACGGTCAACAACACGAATGCCTGTCGGTCGGGCACTTGCTTGTTGCCCACGTCGAATCTCGTTGCCAAGAGCATCAAGGATGCGTGTGGTTGCTGGTCGTTCCCAAGCGGTTCCTTCCTGCACGATTCCGTCGCCATCACCGTCCCGTGCATCTGGGTCGTAGGGTTCGAGAGCGAGTGCTCCTCGGCGTGCTCCGGTGCGCAGGCGACGGGTAGCCCCTGAACGTCCCCCGGGACGGATGGACGGAAGATCAATCTTGCTTTCCAACAGATCGGTCTCAAGTGATGAAAGATTGGACAGCAAGGACCGAACTGTTGGATCCATTTGCTGTTCGGTTATTTGACCGCTGGCTACCCGTCGGTACTCAGCAATGACTCGATCTCGAAGTTTGAGATCGGCATTGACCTTTGCTAGTGCTTGACCCAGTCGCTGACTGAGAGGGCGAGTGACCTGTTCCATGATGTCGTTACTTTCCCTCTGCACCCTTGACTACAACGGCGGTGCGGTTTAGCAAAATGTAGAAGTCGCCCTCACCAGAATCTTTATCCTTCACCAAGATTGCGTCGTACCCGAACATGGCGGCGGTTCGCCCAGTGTCGTTGGTGATGTCCCTGAGATCCCAACTGGGTTCATCGTCAGTATCGTAGATGTGTCTGTCAAGGTCACTGCCGCTTTCGTTTAAGTCCCGGGCGTCGCCCCACTCAATTATGCGAGCGTCAGGACGGATTAGCATTTCGATCAACCCATTAGTTGAGGTATCGCCCCTCTCATTTCCCATATATACCCGTGCATCCTCGGCGTCAGTCGTAGTGTAGGTACCCGCACCGAAAATCCCGTTTCCCGCAAAGTAGGGACCTGAACGGAACTGTTCAACAAGGTCTGATGCCGATGCGTCACTTCCCCACGGAGCGATTCCACGGAAGATCGGAATGTGGTCAGGATTGCTATCAACAAAGTCTTGCCACTCAGTTGAAGGGATCACCTCGGGAAGACCATCAAACCCTTGTCGTTTCTGGATTTCACGAAGAGCCAAGTTCTCATACGCGTCGGACCTTTCGTGTGCACGCTGGGCCTTGATGATTTCAGCAATCTCGCCTTCCCATTTAGGGAAGATTTCGGCAAAGGTGCCGCTGATGCGAGCAGGCTGTCTACCTTCTGGGACTTCGGGCTTCGGTGCATCTGGCTTTTCTGGTTCGACGGGCAAGGTTGGTGCGGGGCTCGGCTCGGTCTGGGTGGCTAATTGTGGCGCGGTGATGTCTCGAACTGATGGGAGTCCCCGTTCCCGCAGGCTTGGTGCGCCCGCTTCGCCCAGTGGAGTCCCGCCGCCGCCGAAGCCGAAGCCCGGTCGCTCGTAGGTTGGTGTGTAATCGACCGGGTTTCCGCGCTGATCGACTACTCGGAGTCCGCGTGGCCGTTGGCCTGCGTTGGCTCCACGGGTGATGGCTCGGCCTAGTTCGTCGACCAGTCTGGTTCCGGCTGGCCGTTCCCACGGGGTCTGCTCTTGGACGATGCCGTCATTGTCTGCGTCGCGTGCGTCGGGATCGTAGGGTTCTTGACGAATTGTCCAGCGGGTTGCTGATGCCATGGCTTCACATTACAGGATGGTGGGTTGGTGGGGTTTCTGTATGGTCGAAAGATTCTTTCGGAAATGACTTGACAGGCTCGGTCGGCTTATGTATAGTCACTGTTACCTACTAGAACCTACGGAAGGCGGTGAACATGGATTTCGAAGAAGAGGCTTACTTCGCCTATTGGGACGGGCAAGCCGACGACTACAACGTCTGGGAAGAGAATCAGATCTTTCTGGATGACGAGTCGGACGGTTACGAAGAGTGGTAATTCCACACTTCTGTCCTAACTGACTTGGACTCGGCGCTTCGGGAGCGTGGCAACAGAATCCCCATCACTCGCTAGGTGGCCCTCGGCTTCGGTCGGGGGCCGCTGCGCGTTCCGGTATTCCGTAACACTCTGGGTTACAAAGAAACACTCTGGGTTACAAAGAAACACTTGACAAGATGATCGTCTGGTGCTATCGTTCCCTGCCATGAACGCGACCTACACCAGCCCCGAGGGGCTCGAATACACAATCCACGAGACCACGTTCATCAACCCCGGGACTGGTCTCGAAACCCTACTTTTCGTGATGGTGAATGAGAGTGGGGCTATTACAAAAGTGACCGCTTCTTCGGTGGAGGTTGTTCGATGGGTTCGTGAGTTCGATCTGGTTCTCCAGTATTCGACTTGGTTCTCCAATAGGCAACTTGACAAGGTTGTTCAGTGTTGATAAGATCAGTTTCACTGGTTAGGGCCAGTCTAAACAGCGCCTTAAGCCCTAAGCGTCCCTCCCCCGGTTCCGCCGCTGGGGGTAGGGAGTGGCGTTGGAACCGAGCCGAACAATAGTTTCGGAGGCCAGTCGGAACCTGAAAGCCTTGGTAGGTAAATACAAAACGGGAACCACCTACCGGGTTAGCGCAAAAAGAGTTCCAAGTTGATGGGTTCGCTACCTTGATGCGGAAGAAGCCCCGGAGGTCGCTCCTCTGGGGCTTTTTCTTTGTACGGGCATTGTACGGACACTCGTGAGCCCCGGCCCGGTTTGTTGCTGGTTGCCGGGGCTGCTGCGCGTGCGGGTGGGGGTGTGACTGCGTTTCGGTTGGATTTGCGCGATCGCTGCGTTTGTCAAGTGGGTGTGACATGTATCACGGTCAATCCGCTTGACAGGTTATCCACAGGTTGTGGACAAGTTATCCACAGGTCGGTTATCCACAGGCTGTGGATTGTGGATCGAACATGCGTTCGGGTGAACAGGTGTTCGGGTGAACAGGCGTTCGATTGCGGTCGGTTCGAACATTCGTTCGAAGTGTTGACTGGCACAACTGTTATCCCGACAATGACTTGACAGGGGGTCGGACCCTGTGCGCATAATGACTGGTAACTACTACTACCTACGGAAGGCGGTGAAAATGGAAGATCAAGATCGTGACGTGAACGAGACTCCCCTTTACGGAGATCCCGACCACGTCTACTACTGGACCATCATCCTCGGTGATGATGCCCTTGACG